GTAATGTTCTCCATGCCAAGTAATTTGAACTCCATAGCCACACCTGACACATTGCCACCAAAACTTTCATCTGTCATACATGGAATATGACTAAATTTATGGATATCCTGCTCAATAGCCTTACGTAGGATTTCTACTCCTGCTTCATCAAACGTATGCGTTAGGTATTCTGCCTTAACACCTTCACCAGGCAACTCAAGTAGCTTTTTCTTTTTCAGCTTTTTCATTGCTTCCTCTGATCCTTTACCATCGCCAATACCTTCGAGACTTACTTCATAATCTTCGTCTGTAAGCATCGCTCCATATATTGCAAGTATGGAGTCGATGAACTGTTCCTTGTCATTCACACGATCAGACATGATTGCATTGTATGCATCAATTAAAGGTATCTGTAATTCAAAATCACCAATACCAAGTTTATTGTTCTGATATTCGATAATTGGAATTTCTCCCATATAATGTGGCTCCGGTTCTTCTGTTAATGCCTGCGGTTGATCTGTATCCAGAATATCAAGAATATACTTATAATTCTCTGTCAATACGGTCGCAACATAACGATCTGCCACTTTCTCTGTATCATCTTTTCTAACATAGTAATACACTGCGAACAGTTCATTCTGTTCAATGGTATCGTCATATACCATAAATGTATTCGTCGGTGGAAGATTCTTGATAACCAGATCCGTCTCACCTTCTTTTGTATAAATATATTCATAAGCCATTCCATAAATGGATAAGTCCAATCCGTTGTCCCCATCCGCTTCATCTGCACCCGCAATATTGAAAGCATCCGTTAAAATTGTGATGTCCTGATCTGACTTATAGGCTATCGGTTCACCTATAAAGTAACCAGATGCAGTGTCTGCAATATCTTTTGCATGATTGCATACCAACTTATTGTTTGGCGCACCATCTTCTTTTGGGCGATTTAGAATTGCCTGTACACCCTCATAATAATTCATGTTCATATTTAGTTTTTCCGCAATCGCAATATGTTTCTGTATCAGATTTCGGATATCCTGTTTACTAATATTTAATTCATCATACTTTTCTGCTGGATATGTAAATATTCTCATTCTATCAACTCCTATCTTAATCCAAGCTTCTGCTTGTCTTTGATTCTTGCCATATTGTTATTTAGTACCGTATAACAGAAATATCTCACCGCATCCATCGCATGATCGTGCTGTTTGATTGGTTTATCCTCTCCATGTTCGGCTGCTTTTTCGTCCCATATATAGGATGCAAATTCCATAATGGTGTTCACACATGAGATATGAAAAAGAATTCTTTCCTGGTTTAGCAATGTCCCAACCAGTCGAATTCCATCTTCTACATCATTTTTTGCCTTTAATACTGGAAAACCGTTCTTTCTAAGTTCCGCAATAAAAGATGCTGCGGAAGGATCAACAATGACTGCCTTTATTTTTATTCCTGTAAGAAACATTTTCAGATCTAATACATATTCTGAATCCGTTTTCTGTTTTCCTTTATCTCTACCAGAATAGTAATACTCTTTGACACAATACCACTTATTATCTAGTCCCTTACTCCATAATAAAAATACAGTAGCGTTCTGTGTCCCATAGTCTATACTGACGTAACTACCGGAGGGATAAAGATTTTCAAGGTCTTTTATAGTATGCTTTCCACTATCGAACATGTCGTAAATGATTCCCTCTGCCATCGCCCACAATCCAAGAATATACCGCTTGTAGAATACTCCGCTATACATTGCCTGGTATCTTGCCTTAATTGAATCCGACAGGCTCATGTTATCATCCATTGTAAAGTGCAGATATAACAGATGTTTCGCCTTTTGCTTATCAATCCAATTTAGCTTGAACCAATGGTACGGTCCATCTGGGTTACAGTTGAACCAATACTTCGAACCATCTATTGAACAACGTCCGGTTGCCTGATTCACAAACGATTCAGGCATCAGCGCAACCTCATCAAAAAAAACACCAGCCAGAGTAATACCCTGGATAAGATCCTGTGATCGTTCGTCTTTACCTCCAAATATATAAAAGTAATTGGTCTTTCCACCTTTTGTGACTATAAACAAATTGTCAGCTCTATGATCAACAACCATAAATCTTCTGGAACGAAGGATTAATTTCAACCAATACAATACATTTCGCCGAAAGGAACCGATTGTCTTACCACACATACCAAAGCTCTGTCCATCAAAACTTGTCATTGCCCAAAGTACAAAGCTTAATGACATACTGACTGTTTTACCTGATCGAATAGCACCATCTGCTATGACTCCATCACTATCTTTTACAGGAGACTCATCACTCCACCAATTTAATACCTTTCGCTGCTTTTTTGAAAATGGTTTAAAATAAAAAATTTGTTCAATTTTCTTCATTCGACCAGTCCTCTCTTGCAGATATATTCAGTGCTGCCAAAAATCCATCGTCAGCAACTTCAATTTCATTATCCGTTTGAGCTTTGGTCTTCAATAGAGCTATTCTAGCCTTCTGTTCTTCTGTGGCCAATTCCCAATTATTATGAAGTATTTTATCATACTGTTTAATCAAGCCACGTAACTCAGTTTGAGCTCTTGCTTGAGCCTTCAAGAAGTTTGCCTGTTTATCCCACGCCTCCTGAACTTCACACTTTTCAGCGTAGTTATCACCTTTATCTTCTTTACGCAATATTGTATTATCGTCTTTATCTTTGACGTACATGATCTGTTGAGAACGCACAATAGCAGCATATGCAATTTGTATGTTATCCCACAAGATATCTAATGGATTCAGCGACATATTATGAACAATGTCTAGTGTTTCCTTGGGTAGGTACTTCGTAAACAGACCATGCTTTTCTGCACACTTATTTTGATCTAACACCGATGATACCTGATCCAATGAATTTTGATTTTCAAGTTGACTGCATTTCTTAAGTTGCGAATTCTCACTATTCTTGTCTAATTGTGCGCTGTCCCATTTGTACGAGCTTTTCCACCAGCGTACTGTTCCTGCTGGCAAATCTAGTTGCTTTGCAATATCAACCAACTTTAACCCTTGTTTATAAAGTTTAAAGGCCACATCAGCTTTAGCATTTTTTGCCTTGGGCAAGGACTTCACCACCTTATTTTTTAATTTTACAATATATAAAAGCACCTAACTTTCTTAGTTAAGTGCATACATCATTATAATTGTACCTCATAATTTTCTGTTACATGCATAATTATTTGGGAGTGGGGTGCCCATTTTAAGACACCCGCATAAGTTATGAAAATTGTTGGTACAAAAAGCAGTTGCCTTATATACTATTGCTCTTTCATTAATATAATAATAACGCTTTTTATTCGGACATACAGGACATATCGGACAAACTTCAATAAAAATGCATGAATTTCAATCTTGTTCCATATACCTTGTAAATTCTTTCCTTACACTATCTCCAGAAGCTTTTCTACCAATCCGATCTGCAACCTGTTCCCAACTTAACCCTTCAAAAAATTTCATTCTGATTATTCGCTGAATACGTGCCGGTGCAGCGTTTATAAAATCTTGAACCAATACTTTGGTGATCTCCGCATTTTGCTTACGTTCCAAAAGTAGCTTTTCTTCATACTGAAGTTTGGCATCATCTATATTCGACAATTCTTCCCCTTTTATATAATAATTCTGCTCTGTATATGGGAATTCTGTCATGGAACCCTTTGCGCTTATATGTAAAATACTCATTTTCTTTTTTTTAAAATTATTTATATCCTGCTCTGTCTCTTTCACTAGTTCGCAGGCATCTACATAATCCTGTAAGATTTTTACTTTCAAATAATACCCTCCCTTTATAATACTTTCATTATACGATCATCAATAAGCTTTCTAGCATACTTTTCCTATTTTATATACTCTATAATCGCTATTGACTAGCAAGTAACTTCCTCTCTAGCTCAGCGTAATCATACGATCGTTGTGGATAATTTGTAAAACTATTTTTCTTCGTCTGTGGCTTCATTTCCTCCAGCTTTTGATACTTCTCGGGCGTATAGTCAACCCATACAGATTCATTCAACCAATTAGCCGCCTGTTTTATGTATTGTGTCTTGGTGCCTAGTGCATTACAAGTTGATGCATAATTGCATGCCGCTACTATCAAAACAGCTTCTTTAATACCAGAAAGCAATAATTTGATGTATGCTTGTTCGGCCGAAAATCGATTTACCTGTTTTGGATAGGCTTCCCAGAATTCTTCAAATCTCTCATTTACACATGCATTGAAAGATTGATTGTTTTGTTTCTGTTTACTAATAAGTACACATGGTGGTTCACTTTGTTGCACGCTCTGTGATACATTTTGCAGTTCATCTTGTGGAACATTCTGTAGTACATTTTTATATTCATTTTGTACTATAAGACTATTCATATGATAAACTGCTGATTGATTACCTCCACGAGATTTCCAGACGATATAGCCATCTTGTTCAAGACGGTTTCTTGCCCTTTTAATTGCCTGTGCATTTAATCCCGATTTCAGCATCAGGACTGATACAGCTACCGTAAACTCTTGCTGCCAACCTGTTTTATTCGCTATGGACATAAGTGCATACCATAATGTGATTGCAGGTGATGATAGCGGATTTAGTTCTAGCTTATCGTAAAATGCTTTTATTTCTGCCATGTAATTCAATTAATCATATCCCTTTCTCCTCCTACAACAGGTGTAGGAGGTTGCGAAACCGAAATTTAATCTAACACCCTAGTGTTTTTACAGTATTCACAATGTTCACACCGATTAGGTTGAATCATTCCACTTTTCAATTCTACGATTCTATGAATATTGCTCTCAACCTCCAAAAGTGCTTCATTAAGCAACGACTGTTCACAAGCAATCAACTGAATGTCCGGAACCTTTTCTTTTGACACGGCTGCAATATAGAATGGAAGTTTTTTTCCAGTGTTTATCTCCACAACTTTTTGATAAACAGCTCCCTGTATGTAATATCCCCATTCAGCCAAGAAATTCATGTAACCCAGATCACGGTGCCAAAACTGTTTTGTAATAGACTGACAAGTTTTTAGATCTACGATGCATTTATCAACATGAAAACTGTCAATTTTTATTTTCCACCTTACGCCGAATAGTTCAGCTGTCATGATTACTTGTTTCTCTCCACTCATATAGAATGAAAACATTTCATCACGTTCACATCTAGCAATCATCTCATTAGCACGTAAATATTTAGTTTGTAGTGAACCATCCGTTTTTTTAAACATACACATATGTTGTTCCTTGAACAAGTCCATAGTACCTTCAAAGTAAGCATCTACATAACTACCAATCATTAATGCATCTGATTCTTCCATATTCTCCACCAAGTTACCGGATAGTTTTGCAAGTGCATATTCTTCACACCCCAGTTTTTCAATGGTTCCCACAAAATCTTTATACTGGCTAACAGATAAATACTCTCTATTTGCTTCCTCACTATAATAATTTTCACTCCCTAATATCATTTGTTGCTTCCTCACTTTCTGCCTCTGCTAATAGATTTGGAACAATTTCTTGTTCCTGGGTATTGTCTTTATATATTCCCTCTTCCTCATTCTCGGAATAAACGAATCCTATGTACATCATCTGAAACTTCATGCTACTACATACAATATTAATAATTGATGCCATATACTGTCTTATTTTTTGTTCCAATACTCTTTGGAACCGCTTCTTAGCGCTGTCTTTAGCCCAAAATCCTTTAACCTGTCCAATTACTGATAGTTCACTTGACATATTTCCCCCTATAATTCAATCATGGTAATTTCATCCTCATCTGTGGTACGTGTAGCAATAACCTGCAATCCCTTTTCCTTGCATTTCTTGTATAATTTCTCACGCAAATCAGACGCTAATTTTTCAACACCATCTATTAAGATGATATTTAGACCGTTTGGTTTCTGCAAAGCTACATCTATACATAAATCAAGTTTTTCTCCCTCAGAAAGATTGCTTATTGGGAGAGTATTAATTAGCGGAATTCCATTTTCAACCGTCAGTCCTTTAATCGGAATTGTACAACTTGCAAGAATTTCTCCCGGAAGTATACGCGCCTTTTCGATTTTATCTGTAAGTTTCTTAGACTGTGCCTCCATTTCTACCAGTTCATCCTGCAACCTGAGCATACGTTTGTACTCATTAATATGTGATTGCATTTTTTCAATAGTTATTGCCTGCTCCTGCAATTCGCTAATATCAATCGGCTTTTTGTTCCTGTATTCCTCATAATCTGCCATTTCTGCATCATACTTTGCCACATTTGCCCTATATGTCTGCTCAATGACTTCTAACTTATCTAATTTTTTGTCCATAATAGAATTTTTCTGTAATTCTAATATCTTAATTCGCTCTTTCAACTTGACTACTTCATTATCAATCTGATTCGAACGATTATTAATTTCTCGATTCAATTCAGAAATCTCAATTTCACGGTCAGCCTCATACTTGCGAATTTTGTTATTGCGATTTTCAAACAGTCCTTTTGCTTTTTCAATTGTCTGATTTTCTTTCTGCTTCCTCTCTATTTCACGGTAGGTATCACCAATGTTTTCTATTTCCCACCTATTAACATCGTATCCATAAGGAATAGATACTGCAATTTCTTCAATGAATGCTTTCTTATTGCGAATGTCACGATCGATATTTCTGCGTCTCTGGTAATATTCACCATTTTCTGACTGAATATCATTTAGAACAGATAAAATATTCTGGTCATAAGATACCCATGCCGGAATCTCACCAAACCAGTCTTTAATCTTTTTCATATTCCACGGATATTCAATCATATCTAAAATAATAGCGTTTTGTTGTTTTTTATCCATTCCCATGAACTCAACCGGATTCAACTGTAACGGTGTAAAAATTTCTTTTAAAAATGCTTCTGGGCTTCCAATCTCATGACCATTTTGCTTCACAGACTTATAATCTGACCTATTAATTCTGACTTTTCGGTCTATGGTAACTCCAGCATCTGTTTCAACAATAATTTCGCCCTCTGTCGCACCATTATGTACGATAAACTCTCGTTCACTTTTATTTGTTAGCGCATATCGTATTGCAT